ATACAAACCAGTTTGGCAACTGCTATACAGATTTTCAATGTTAAACACCTACCAGACTTTATGAAATGGAAAGTACAAAGTGGATTCAAAAAATTAAACGCAGGCACTGTGCCTGGAGGAGTGCAGATGGGTGGCGGACTTGTTAATATGCACTTGCTGTACATACCAACTTTTTTAAGCATACAGATACTGCCTAAAGAAGACAAACAAGAAGTTGAACAAAGATTTATGGAGTTTAAAGATTGGCTGTGGCACAACTACAGACAAGATGATGAGTATTGGAAACATAACCCATACGGTTGGCGTCGTTGGGGTGCAGTAATTAAACACATGAATCAAAAAGATCACAGCAATCTACTTCCAGGCTTTAAAGAGTATGTAAATAAATTAGATGCTATAAGAGGAGTTGATGCTAAAACAATATTTCCGGAGTTGAAACATTTATTATGAACATAGTACAAGTATGGAACCCACAACCTAAAGAAGTGTTGCGTATCGAATTTATGATTGGTAATACCTGTAATTTCTCTTGTTGGTATTGCTTTGAAGGATCGCATGAAGGTACTCATAGATGGACTGATGATATGGATCAGTTGGTATTAAATTTCAAACACCTATTTGAAAAATATAAAGCAATTGGCAAAACTAAACTTGAATTACACATTGTGGGAGGAGAACCAACACTGTGGCCCAAGTTAGGAGTATTTGTAACTGAAATAAGAAAAATGATTCCATCTTATATCACTATCAGTTCAAACGGCAGTAGAACAGTTAGGTGGTGGCGCAAATATGGGCAAGTGTTTGATAAAATTTTATTAAGTGCTCATTGGAAACAGTGCGACATACCACACTTTATTGAAGTAGCAGATACACTGCATGAACTGGATAGAAGTCCTAACGCAATGGTTTTAATGGATCCTACACAATGGGACGTTTGTTTAGGCATGATTGAAAAATTTAAACAAAGCAAACACGATTGGTTTATAAGTGCTATGGAAGTTATGCATAGAACAATTAATTACACAGAAGAACAAAAAGCATTCGTTGCCAAACCTACAAAAAGAAGACCTAGTCTATGGCATTTGTGGACACACAGGAAACATTTGAAAAGTGAACCCACTATACAGTTTGAGGATGGGTCCAAGAAAAAAGTAAATCGTAATTGGATAGTATTAAACAAGCAGAATGACTTCAGAGGTTGGATGTGTAATATAGGCGTTGACAGTATGATGATTGATCCTGCAGGATTAATTACAAGTGCTTGTAGAACTAAACTGTTTGAAAATTACAACATATACGATCCGGACTTTGTAACTAAATTTAATCCTGATATAAAACCTAAAATTTGTGACAAACGCAACACTTGTATGTGTCAGCCAGAAAGTTTATTAGACAAATTTAAGATTTAGTTTTAGTGATGTTTATGTCTGCGGCACACGTACACCAATCTCTTGTGCAGTCAATTGGCTCAGTTGGTTTATTAAAAGTTCCTTCGTAAATATTTCCTAAACTACCACCCACTCTACAAGTTGCTCTGTGTACATCACCGTCCCAATTAATCATTAAACTTTCAAGTCCTGCATTGCATTTCCAACCTTTGAATTGATTTGTTTTTTGGATTAACATATCATTAACATTGCAAGTTTTTGGTCCATTATCTATCAAAACATTGTGTGGTGGATTATGGTTTTCCAATTTCAAAAAATCTATTTCCTCTGGTGAATATCTATTCATGTCTTCAAAAATATCATGTGTTTTTGTCCAACGAATTGGTCGCAAAGCAAACTTTATTTCTTCCTCAGAAAGGTGTCTACAAACGTCTCTGACGTCGTATAAACGTCCTGGAAGCATCATTACGTGTACAAGTATATTTTTGTTTTTCGACCCTTGTGCGGCCCTTAAAATTGAATTCAACACCTTTTGGTAATCGTATTCAAAGTGTAAACTGAATACCAAATGGTCTACCAAATTGTCTAATAGATGTGTATAATATTTGCCAGTTCTTGTTCCATTTGTTGTAACATTTAACCAACTCACTTTTGGTCTTGCGTATTCTAACAGTTGTAAAAATTTTGGATGTACACAAGGTTCACCTCCAGTAAAACTAATTCTGACTTTGGTTCTTAAATCTGGCACTGATGCCACTAAAGAATCAACAGCATTTTTTAAAATTTTAATATCTGTGTGTTTACTGGTATTGTCATGTATTTCTGCAGGACAGTAAGAGCAATCATAATTACATCTTTTGCCAAGATTCCATTCTACTTTTACACTTTCTTGTACGTGTTTGTATAGATGTTCAACTCTAAACATAATCAGCAAACTCCGGATTAATTTTTTCGAATGGTCCTTGGTTTCTTGACATATCAAGTTTTCTATTAAAATCTATACAATCGTTCCAATGTTCATGTAGATCTCTTGCTTGTAAAAAATTAATGTTATCTTGAATTTGTTGAAGTGTAATCTTTTCTAGCACAGGATGTTTTTTAACAATTTCATAATCCTTAACCTTACTTTTCATTGCTTCTAATTTTACAACCACTGCTTGTTTCAAATCTTCAGGTAAAACTTGTGCCGATAAGGCTCTTGGATAATTTACTCTATGACTGTAAAATACAATCTGCATATCCTTTAGAAAGTAATCAATTACTTTGTCTATTTGTAATATGTTGTTGGCTTGTACTGTGAATGCTCCTACAATACGACTTACTGTTGGTATCTTTTTCATTTCTTTTATGTTGTATTCAACTTCAGAAAACTTGCCATTACCTCTGATATATTCATATGTGTCGTGTAAACCATCTATACTTACATTCACAGCAACACTTTTAAACTTGGGCCAATACTCATGAACTGTTCTGCCACCTTTTATACCTAGTGTTGTGCCGTTTGTAGCATATTTTATTTCTATATTTTTACCGTTTTTAGAAAGTAAATCTAAAATTTTATAGTGTGAAGGATCCATAAGTGGTTCTCCTCCTGCGAATTCAACACGTCTGAAATAAGGTAAAAGTTTTTCTAAGTTTTCCCAGAAATGCATTTTGTCTTCAAACAAACCTACATATGGTGCTCTTTCTAATCCTAGACCTTTTACTGCGTCTACAAGATAATTGCCTTCTTTTTCATAGTGAGATACAATACTGCCCCAATCTTTCCATTGTGTACTGTCTAAAGGGTTACACATTCTACATTTAAGATTACAAAGATTGTTTATTTTAATCTCCATTGTGGGTAATTCAAAAGGCATTGTGTAATCGTTTTGTAAACTATCCAACGCATTTGGATACAAATTGCTTCTTGATTCTGGTGAAGAATCTGTGATGTGTCTTTGTCTTAGACTTTGTACTCCTTGATCTTCTAAATCAAAACAAGGTTGACACACATCAGGTCTTTCGTCATTTAATACTTGCCGTCTTACTTCTTTCATAGCATCTGAGTTCCATGCTTCTTCCAAACTCATATCTTTTATATTAGCAATAGGAAGACTACGGCAACATACTTTTATTGCTCCATCTTCTCTAGTAGCCAACCCTGTAAAAGGATGCATACAAAAAGTACAACTGCTTTTATTCTTCTTCATCTTCCTCCCATGGGTCTTTAGGATTTCTCCACTCTTTACCAAAACGCCACATTGGTGCTTTTAATGTTTCAATATCAACTTCATAAAAGTCTTTTACAGGACCTGCGTCTATGTCATAGTTTACAAATCCAGTCCAGGCGTGTTGTGATACAATTAATTGAATTTTGTTATATTTTTCTTTCAGTAGTTTAAGCAATTGATTTTGTTTAAACACTCTTTGTTTTGTTGGAACAAAAGGCACAGTTGGCTCATATGCGAAAATATTACTAATGTTGAATACAACATTTCTATCGTTTATAGGCTTAATAGTAAATTCATTTAACAGATCACACTCTACAAATTTAAATTTTACCTTATCTTTAATGTGCCATAACCTGCTTACAGTTTCAAAGTATTCAGCAATTTCTAATTTAGAATTTAACCAGTCTGGTGTTTTATGTCTATTTTTTGTTTTTAAAAACTTGTGATAATCACCGCCATCAAATTCTTTAATTGTTTGCTCCATATAATATAAAGCATTAGGATTGTAATCATAAAATACAACTTCAGTTTCTTGGTCATATCCATGTTTATCTAAATACTTTAACCAATTGAAGCCACTAGCAGGTGTGATTAACTGTTTTAGAATTCCTGTTTGTACAGACTGAAGTTCTTCTGTGTTAATTGGATAAAACAATCTATTAGCACTTTGATTGTATTTTTTAAAAATTTGTTTGCTGTTTTCATTAAAGTCTGTTTCATGTACAGCATAATAACATTTTTTACTAATTCTTAAATCTTCATCAAACACTATTATTTTTTCTTTGTTGTCTAAAGCAACTCTGATAATATTCCATCCATGCCATTTGTGTTTATATGTTTTGCTTTCATTTCCTGGCTTAACCCATAGTGGTGTATAATCATCGTGAAAGTTTTCATCACTTCTTATTGGTTCAGTTGTAAAATGTTCTGAATTTCTTTTTAATTCACCTATTTCAGGTAATTCATATTCTTTATGCTTTTTAAGATTAATTACATAGCATTGTTCATGCAGTTCATAATAACCCTCTTTCCTATCAAGTATGTGTCCTGCTATATAAAAGTCTTCTTTAATTAATTTCTGTAGATGTTTAAAGAATGATTCACCTTGAAACTCTGTATCAGGAGTAAACACAACAGCATAATCATATTTGTCTGCTATCTTACTCAATGTTGTATCTTCAGATATAGATACTAAAACATCATATCCCATAGTGTTTAAATTCCCAATCTGATATTCAGCAATATTTTGTATTAATTCTTTAGCAGAATTATTTTTTATTGCGTGAAAATTACTTTCAAGAATAAAGACTATATTGTGTTTTTTGTTTTGTGCATCATATTGAAATGCCATATTTTTTAATACTCCTATCTAATAGTTCGTTAAATTGTTCTCTTTTATTGCCTATGTGTGCTTGAGCAATCATGTGTATTCTATCAACATTAGAATTGTTTACCACTTGATGATCTTTCAATATATTAATTAAAAATACTTTGCCATGTCCAAAAGGAACTAATCCATGATCTTTCACTTCCATATAACATAGAGCAGGATGTTGAACAGCAACATTTATTGGAATAAGATAATCACATAAATCTTCTGGAAGTTCGTGACCAGGATGGTCATTATGCCAATCTATTTTTCCATAACTTTTTAATTTCATAAATCTTACTCTACTGTATCTTTCAGCAGGAAATTTGTCCCAAAACATTTTTACTGCTGGCGTTATTTCCGCAAGTTTAGTCCAACTGTATGGAGCATTTAGTTCATCGGTATAACCATATTCTTTTGCCACCTGTGTCTTGTCAATGCCTAATCCATGTAAACAACAACTGCTCCATCCAATGTGTGATTCATTTTCTCTATGATCCACATAGTATTTTTCTACTTTATTAAATTCATTAGGGTCAATATAAGGACCAAAATTAATATCTAATTCAAGCCACGGCAATGTGCCGTCTTTAAACTTATTAAAAATTTTAGTTGATAAGTCCATGTCTATTCCTTCTTATTTGGTCTGCCATATCGTGGTTCACATCTCTATGCCCTTCTTCGTCTTTTCGCACTGCGATTACAACATCACGTAAAGTTGCGTCTTTAGGAAGTTTATAATAATCTATTGCTATCTTAGGTGCTTTAATATTTTCTATTCTTCCTTCATCTATTTCTTTCAAATATTCTGTATAACTTATGCAGGCTTGTTCTTCAAAGTATGCTACCATTCTGTGAGCACACTGCGGAAAAAATATGTATAAGAACATATAAAAATGCCAGAATATAAATTGTGCAGTAATAATTGCCCAACGTTCAAACCAATTGGGTTTTGCTATGCGAATAAAAATCATAAGGTGCATACGTTCATTTTCTGCTTCTGCTAATAATGTTTTAATCCAACCTCGATCATCTGGTTTCATTTTACGTAAACTTCTTAAATGGTTCCACATACCTGCAACCATGCCAGGCACACCTGCAACAGTTTCTAATACAACTGCTCTGTGTCCATAACGTTTTTTAAAAAATGTATCTGCTATCCAACGCAAACCCATTGTAATTTTATAAGCCACTCTATCTGAAAAATTTACTGGTGCTTTCATTTTTTAAATCCTATAATCATAAATCTTTTGTATTTGTCTGTTGTAAGTTCTACTGATTCTTCAATAGTCAAACCACAATTTTTTTCAAATTCTTTCAATGACTTTTGACAATTAATATGTTCTTCACATTCAAAAAAGTCATTACTTTGTACTACAATCCTTTTGTTATTTGGTAATTTTTCTAACCATTGTTGATATTGATCAACTGTCATGTGTTCACATACAGTATTAATAATTAAATTATGTTTGCCATAATCGTTGTATAACAGCATATCTGACGTGATTGCTTTAAACCTGCCATCCATTTCATACTCTTTATTCATAGAATAAGCAATAGATTCGCATTTGCTATCTATGTCCATACTAACAACACGTGTGATATCTAGTTCACTATTGAACAATAATGTAGACAATACTCCATTCCAACCACCACACAATAAAATATTATATGGCATTTGTTGTTGAAACTTTTGTAAATGAGTTATTAACCAAACTTTACTGTTGATCTGTCCTTTCCAGAAACTTTCCAATGTACGATACTTGTCATCAGATTGCCTGATTGTATCCATCCAGTACAGTACATCTTGAATATTAATTTTCAAATTGTGCTCCTAGTTTGTCAAAAGAACCACACTGCTTACCACATTCTTGTAAAGGTGTGTGTCCCCAAGTTTTTTCAATTTTTTCAAAATAACCTCCATCAAATATTTCCTTAAGACTACTTGTATTTAAATTAGGAAATTCTCCAATCCTGTCCATGTAATCTATTCTACTTGCCTGCATAGGCGGAATCCATTCCATATCTAACCAACAACAAGGAGATATATTACCACAAGCACTAACATATAACTGGCGATTTTTAACTGCTTTACATATAATAGTTGGTTTCGTTTCATTTTGTGATTCTTTCACTAATGATATCATATCAGCACTTTTTTGTGTAGGCTCTAATTTGTGTAAAGGATTTCCTTTTTCATCTATTACTTGTAACTCACCATTGTGGAATCTTGACGTATGTTTTGTAGTAAATGCTCTAAAACCTAAGTCCTTGGACATTTGTCTTGCTTCTTCAACTTGATGTTCGTTGTGTTTGAATACCAGCATATGCCATTTTGCGAATCCACCTGCTCCAATAAATGCGTTAGCATTGGAAATAATTTTATCAAAATCTGTAGATATTCTATAAAGATGATTAGTATCTTTCAAACCATCTAATCCAAAAGTAACTTTTACATTTTCTTTTGCTAACTTCCTCCACCAGTCTTGATTTTTTGCACTTCCATTTGTGTGCATGGCAAGTCCTATATTAGGATTAGTTGCTCTTAAGTGTTGATAGATTTCCAATGTATCTTTGCTTACAATCGGATCTCCTAAATTTCCGCACATAAACAAACTGTTCAATTGTTTAATAAAATCTACAGGAAACCATTTTTTAAAAGTTTCTAATGACACATCATCCAAATGTATAAAAGGATTCAAAGGACCACCATTAATTCTTCTAGGACACATAGGACATTTTGCCTGACATCTGCTTGTGATTTCTAAATGGATATCTCTAATGTCTTCAAGTTTATACATTTGTTCTTTCCTTTTTAAATAATTTAGATTGCTTACGACTTATTTCTAATATTATTTCATCCTTTTCTATTGCTTCTAATTTGTCTAATCCTCTTGATTTAGGAATTTTACTATCAGCAGAACTCACGCAAGTTGGAGTTATACACTTGTTTGCGTTTTTAAACAGTTCAAATCCTCCATCTATCGTTCCTAATGGTTCATCATGACAACTGTATGCTCTTTTTATTTCACCACCTGGTTCTCTTACAATACAACTTTGATATCCAGCATTACAGTTCCAACCTTTAAATTTATTGAAGCCAAAAGCATTGAATCTTTCTGCCTGGTCTATCTCATACATATTATCTTTATGATCCATAAGACTAATTTGACCTACTTCTGAACCGTCATTTGTCTTTAAAGCAAATCCTGTTTTCATTAATTCTACTTGTTCGTCATTGTAACCTGATACAATCTCACTTGCTGATTCATTACTTTGAGGTTTCAGTGTTACATTGATTCCTCTGTCATTAAATCTTTTACATCTATCATATAGTTCGCTGAACAATTCAGGAACCATTACTTGATTTATTGTAACATAAACACCGGCATCTTGCAACATCAAAAGTTTATCTCCAAAAGTTTGTTCATCGGCAAATTCATGATGATAACTGGCGGTTATACTTCTACGTACTAACGACTCTGTTGCTGTAAGCCAAGTGTTCCACCATTTTATTCCTGGTGAACAATTTGTTGTCATATGAATACTTTGATAGTTACTTTTTTCATCTGAGGCATAATGACCTATTAAAGGTAAAAATCTTTTGTATGCTGTAGGTTCTCCACCACTAAAACTAAAATGAAAACTATCAAAGCCATTACTTCTTGCTTGAGTTTTAATTTCGTCCATTGTTTTTTTATAAACATCTAATGGTCTATGATCTACTTTTTTAGAATGAGCATAGGGCCAACAATATGAACAATCATAATTACAGAATCTACTTAATATCCAACTTACGTTGAATAATTTATGACGCATCATTGTCTGTTGCCCAAACTTGATAATATTATCAAATGGTATTCTAGTAGTACGTACTGACACTGCAGGTCTCCTCGAAATGTTTTTTAAGCCAATCAAAATCATTAATGTAATTCAATTTGTCTTTTTGTTCTGTGCCAAATTTTCTGCCGGACTTCGCACCTTCTATTGCGAAATCACCATACGGTCTATCAGCACCTTTGCTACACCAAACATCCAATCTTTGTTCTGTTTCATTGTCTTGCTGTCTGTCAATAACTTTAGAACTTAATTTTACACACTCTCTAAATGCACTTTTCCAAGCACTGAATGGATCTGAATTAAATGCTGTGATGTTTGAAACTTGCTTTATTGCTTTAAAATTTTTAGAAATGCTTGTTGTCATATCAGTTGTGGTTGTATCCATATTTAAAGTTAATTGTTTGGGTAGTAATTTGACACCCCCATATCCATACTGTAAATCATTTATAGGATTTAAACTTTGCCATACATGAACTGTATCTAAATTATATTGATCAACTTTGTAATCAAAATTAAAATCTTTTACTATTTGAGCGTCGGCGTCTACTACCCAAAACATTTTTGTCATAGATACTTCTGCCGCTTCTATATGTGCTTTGTGAATTCCTTTTACTCCTTTTACTCGTTGAGCAATAGGAAAACGGTCACACAACAACTTAAAATTGTGATCTGCCAATGCTTCGTTGTAACTTATAAACACAATATCATACATTATCTAGATTTCCTAATTATTCTTGGAGTATTGTAATAAACTTTCTTAAAAAATTTACTTTGTTCTGCTGTAAGCGGATTTATAGGTAAATCAATTTCATGTTCAGCATTAATCTTTTTTCCTAGTGTAACAGAGTCTTCATAAAAGTCTGTTGTCTTGTCTTTGTGCAGTTCAATTTTCCAATACTTTTCAAAGAATCTATATTCGTTTGCTTGACCGATATCCCAATCTGTACACATTGTAAGATAACATCCTGTTCTTGCTCCATGAATAGCATGAATGCCATAAGGATTATCTATACCCACTGTCATCCATACAAGTAATCGTTGATAGTTTTGCCACCATAAGTCTTTTGGTGCTTGTCGAACATTTTTATCCAAACTCATTTTGACTCCTTCTCTAAATCCTGCTCTCCAAGCCTGATAGGCAGATCCATCTATGTAACTGATTGAATGATTATCGTTGAATTGATAGTAATTTGGAAAATGACAAAACTCTATTACATTTTTATTGTTGCTATCTGCTCCACCGTCGTGATTTTCATGAGTTCTCATATTTTTTACAAAATCTTTTGTCCAACATTTCAAACTGCCGTTACCATATCTTAATCCATTAAGATCAATATGTCCACACCAACTTAATTGATATGTGTTGTCTAATCCTAATGAATTTAAATCAACCATTACATTTAAAAAACTGTTATGTACTTGGGTGTCGGCATCAACTGTGATAAATCTGTCTGTTTCAGATACCTCTGCCGCCTTTTTATGTGCTGTGTCAAAACCTTTTACACCATGAACACGTTTTGCCCATGGGATTTTTCTTTTTAAATCAGCAAAATTCTTTTCAGCATTAGGTTCATCAACACTTAAAAATATAAAATCCATGTCTGCTACTTTTAAAATCATTGTGCTACCTCATATGAATAATTGTAAATTTTTCTACAAAACAATCTGGGTGTTTCATTAGATTTGTGTTGAAGTTGAATATCACCAGTGTCACATAACTGTTTTAAATCTATATTGAAAGAATAATCAGCAACACTTGTATTGTGTTGTGGTGTAGTAAAAAATTTAAACACATAATTGTCTTGTTTTACTGTGGTTTGTATTATGTTTTTTAAATCATCATCTATACTGACGTTCCATTTTTTATTTTTCATATCCAGTTTAAATCTAATACAAGAATCTTTATCATTTTTTACTATTTCATAGACTATTTTGTTGGTGTGATTATCTGCTTTTATATCAGTTGGTAGTTTGTTGTCTACTACATAACGTGATTCCACAACATAACCTGTATTTTTAAATGTCACCTTGTAGTCTGCTAAATGTTTTGAACCTTTTTGTATTTCATCTG